GACACTACTGCCACCCCCCACTGCTCCGTCTGGTATGAAGTGAGGAGCCATAGCGGTTGTCCCGCCATACCTACTATTCCTGCATAGGCTCGCTGCTCTCTTTCTTCACTGCCCACTAAGTATAGGGCAAGTATGGAGGTGATTACAAGTACGATTTGTACTAGCAATACATTCTCCTTAGCTGGTGGCTGCAGATGCCAACAGGGCACCATTGATTAATGTAAAGGTGGCTATGGCTATAGCCGTCTTTCTTTCAGCTGGCTCCATTTCTTCGTTAAACACATCCATAGCTACTACAACCAGCAGTGACGCCAGAAGGTTGACTATGGCAACCAACCAAAACAGTATTGTCATTTACTCCTCTCGTCATACATGATGTATGATATTGGGTTGCTGTGCTCATCCAGTTCACGACACATCCACAGCAACGTGGCTTGCTCTTTGAAATATTCCCTCCAGTTCTCGCCAATCTTTTTCTCATACAGACTGGCCGTGGCTTGGAACAACTCCTCCTCATTAACACACCCAGACAATGTCTTGTGCGCCAGCGCAGGCCCACCTCCAGGAATACCTGGTACGTTGTCCACCTTGTCCCCCATTATCAGCTGAGCATAGAAGAATTTAAGACCACCGCCTGACAACTTACCCTTACCACTCAGCTCAAGGAATCCCAGCTCGTCGATTAGCTGCGGGCCGAACTGTGGTTGCGCACCACAAACCCAGCCGAAGTGCCAGCCGGGCGTAATGCGAAGGTCTTTGTCTCTGCTGCATATGATGGTCTCGTAGCCGTTTCCACCATTGGTCTGATCTATGCTCATCAAATCATCGGCCTCCATTCCAACTGCAATCTTAGTCTCATAGTTTGCCATCATGTGGCCCATGAGGTTAAGATAGTGGAATGGTTTCTCAGAGTCCCTGCCGCCTTTGTACTTAGCCGTGGTAGCAGCTGCCTCCCTGAAGTTTGGTTTCCACTCTAGGGGGCCTTCACCGCGTCCTTTCCTATTTCGGTTGATGATTTTAAGGAGGTCTTTACCGAGAGTAAGGTAAAAGACAGGAGGCTCTGTGGCCTCCGTCTCCCCCAATATCTCCCGCACTTTTTGCTCGAACAAGTCTACACAACTGTCAAAGCTATTTATCCTAGGAGTGCCATCTTCGTCCTTTCGTTGGACACCGAAGGCTACTTCATAGGTGAGGAGGTCACCATCTATAAGGGGCTTCAATCCCTTAGTCATCCTTCCAATCGTCTGGGTCATCGTCTTCCGCATCCTCAGGTTCAGGTTCTGCCGCTTTCAGCCGTGCTTTGGAGGCAGGCTTTCCGTCTAATGCTGTCTGCAATACAGACCCCTGATACTCAAGGTTGTTCTTGATGATCTCCCGCATGAACTCGGGGAGTGCATTGAACACCTCAATGTCTGGATCATCAGTGAGGAATACAACTGCCTCGTTAACGAGGGGAGCAATCTTGTCTGCATCTTTTGGACGCACTGAAGAAATGCTGCCTACGTTATTGTACACTTGGCCTGCGTTCTTACCTGAACCAGCATTGTGTACTACGTTAACAATGCACGGCTGCCCAATAAGTGCGGTGAAGTCACCGTCAAATTTGCCGTTAGGGTCAATTGCATTGTAACGCAGTGTGGACTTAGCCTTCTCTGCCTTGAGGTTCTTAAGCGTGAACCTCTCGGAAAGCCAGCGGGGCTTGTCCTCCTGTACCTCTCCCCTCTCGTCAATACAAAACTCATCGACGAGTTCGTAGGTGACGTTAATCTCTCGGCATGGTGCCTTGGTCTCGCCAAGGTAGCTCTGCGGCTGGAGGCCAAGGTCGATGATTTGCACAACCCTGGCCGGGTAGCCACCCACTTCAATCAGTGGTTGCTTAACCTTAGACCCACCACCACTACCACCTGGAGCATTCTTTACATTCAGTCCCAACTCAACCTCTCCTTACTATTGTTAGTGTATAACCTTTTTCTACTGCAATGATACGCAGCAGCTCTGCTACTTCCAGCAAGCCAACCTCGTTCACAATACCTTCAACAATCACCTTCGGTGGTACGTCCAGCAATGCGTTCTCTACTTGCTCCACAAGAATTTCATTCAACTTCCTAATCACTAAGCTCTCCTATGTTAATGTATCGAAGCGTACGTGTCACCAAACTGTGTGTCAATACCAAGCTCTCTGTTAAGTTTAAGCTCTAGGTTTGTTTCATGAATGGCCTCCTGCAAAAGTTTAACAACCCTTTCTCTAATACCCTTCTTATGGCACAACACCACTTCGTCGTGGAACTGTGCTGTAAGTTGGGGCCTACGTCTTCTAAAATTCTTAACCCAGGTGTCAAAGCAATAAACACCTGTGCCTTGACAGAGTGTGGAGAAGCGATCTTTCTCTGACCGCAGGCTGTACCAGAACCCACTCACTGGGTTGTACAACCACTTGTCACCACGCACCATCTTCACCTTGCAATTCTCGGCAACTTTCTTAACGGCCCAGTTACGTTTCCAATACGTCTCAACAAGTTGATTGCCCTTGGTATGAGACACACCAGCAGCTATGGCCACCCTAGGCCCCCCAGCACCGTACACACAGGCATAGTTAACTGTCTTGTAGATGTGCCGTATAGGCTTAATCAACTTGATAATTTCTTTTATGCCTGCTTTGTACTGAGCAGCTTGATCTGGAGTGACGGCCTTAGCTGCCACTGCCAAGTCCAAGTGTGGGTCAAAGTCAGGGGCCATCTGCTCCATGACATAGTCGGGGTCGTATGCCCAGATGAAGTGTTGCTTGCACCTATCCTCTAGCGAGGACATGTCTGAACCGCATAGCTCCATACCTTCTGGTGCTATAAGACAGCCACGTATAAGACTGCCATATGGTTTGTCTATACCGGGAAGGTTGACGATGACAGCATGCTTGAACCGAAGTGTGTTGGTGAGCCCCTGTATCTCAGCTTTGATGAAGCCTTCGTCATCCACTTCCTCTAAGAATCCATTGAGGATGCTTAGCCTGTGTGTAATGACTGATAGCCCGTCCAACACCTCAAGCTCTGGGTGCTTGTCGTAAAGCCTCTTGATGCTTTCGGTAACACCAACCTCACCGGGGGTCTGCTTGTTTATCTGTGGTATCTTCCTGGTGCCACCGCCTTCCTTAGGCACATGCTTAAACTCGTCAGGCTCCCAGCCACATGAGAAAAGCCAATCCTTTATCTGTATGTGGGAAGAGGGGTTGCCCGGCTTGTGGGCAGTGACTACTTCCACTGTGCCATCGTAGTCTCTTGGTAATCCACGCTCATCGAGCAAAGAGAACCAAGCCTCACCAAATGCAGAGGGCTGGCCATTCTGAAGGAAGCACTTCTTTGGGCGGCTTCTAACGGTGATTACAGGAACGTCAGGCATGGCCGCTGCTAGGGCATTAATCTTTTCCTGTTGTTCCTTGTAGAGGGTTTGCTGGCCTTCTAGGGCCATTGGCACGTCAAGCTTCCAGCCGCTACGCTCTTGCTCCTTAGCACAGTCCATCTTGAAGGAGAGGTAGTCAAGGAACTTGAACACACTGTCGTCGTCACCATAGATGGCAAGTAGGTGTGCATACTGTTCTTCCCAGAGACGTGTGTTTATCTCTACGTCCCTATTGCACCTCTCCATATACTCTTCAATAGACAGTCCTTCCCAGTCCTCTATCTCTTTCTTAAGCATGCCATACTCTACACCGTAGGAGGCCAAGCCATGGCTGTGCCTATTGGGTTGTAGATACCAGCTAATAGCAAGGGTGTCGATGAGCTTGGGCTGCACCTTGCAACCTACCAGCTTCTCTATCACGGGTATGTCATACCTAATGATGTTGTGCCCAATCAAATAGCAATTGGGGTCGGAGACAAACTTGGCTATGGTTGCGTAGCTTGTGGTGCTTACTGGCTTGCCGTTCCTGTTAGTAGAGAGGCAGTGTATCTTGGTAGGCTTGAGGCCATCAGCCTCAATATCAAATACCTTTAAATTTCTCATAATCTAAGTAACCCTCTATTACTTCGGACAACGAGAGCGCCTTTTCTTTTTCAAACTGCATCAGCTGCCAGACCGCATCAACTGAATTAGCCATGCCGGGGGTGTCCCAATAACGCATGGGGTATGCCCCGTACCTGGACCCCTTCATTGTGACTAGTCCCTCTAAAGTAAGGTCTCTTTTAAACTTAGAGGCCATGCTTCTCTACCATTGTTTTAGAGAAACTGTTTATCCTAGTTTTAAGGGCTCTGTTTGAATTGTCGTGGATCATCGGGTAGGCGGTATACTTATTACCAACTTTAGTGTCTCCGTAGAACCATCGTGCGTTCTCGTCATGCACTCTGCCTTTAAAAGCGCATAGGTGTTTGATGTACAGCTCTTCTGGTGTAACTACTATTCTAGCCAAAGTATGTCTCCTAGTTTGTCAATAATTTTGTCGCAAGCTTTATTGTAATAATATCCCTCGGGCAGGTTGTTGGATTTGTACAACATCTTTTCCTCAATAACACACCCAGCCCTGACACGAGGACGCTCTGCACCCTTCCACTTAACATCAACTTCGTGCTTATGGGCTCCTTTGGCCTGCATGTATATGTGCAGAATACCTTCTTTTTCAGGAAGTCCTATGTACCTAGGAAGCACAAGCTTGACAAACTTATCGAGTTGTCTATTAAGCCAGTTGAGCAAGACCACCTAGTCAACCTCCGGTATGGCTGTGCTCCCAAAGAAGGCAACTACTTTTCTAAAGTGCCAGTGCTTGAAGTGGGGACATATTGCCACGCCAGGGTAGTAAAATTTTAGCGGCACGTTTATAAAACTAATATCCTCTTTTCGCACACCCTTACGACGCATAGCTATACGTATCAACCCTGCTGGTGCTGGCATTACTGACTAGCCTCCCTGACTTCTTGCTTAAACCTGAATATTGTTTGCCTGACAGCATTGGTTGTCAACGGCACCAGCTTAGATATTTCACCAGCTGTGTGCCCCTCGAAGAAGTATAACAGCAGTACATCCCTAACCACCCCCACCTTACTTGTCACAAGACAACGTATCTGGGCTGTGGACAACACATCTTCCTGCACACCATCCACTGGCACCTCCATCTGGGCCTCGTCATTCACAATACAAGCACCCTTGAGTCGCTCAATGGCGAGGTGTGAGCGGAGACAGTTGCCTAGGATGGCGGGGAACCATGCATCAAAGCTGCCCTTAACTTCACACAAGGAATCGAAGTGTTTGAGTGCACGGTAGTATGCTTCCTGAACAATGTCCTCAGCGTTGTGCCAGCCATTGGCCTTACGCTCAAGCTGCTTGCAGAGCTGGTCGAAGTTCTTCGAGTAGTGGGCCAGCACGGTTTCATTCCTCAGCTGTATCGTCTTCATCGTCAAGCTCCTCTGCTATGTAAGAAATTTCCCATACTCCGTCGTCTCCACAAAGGAGAGTGGCTTGGGTTGTTGTGCCCAGTATGTCAATCAATTCTTCTAGGTTGTCTAGTGAATGGGAGACTATCACCTAGGCTCCGTGGAATCACCAATGTTATCCACAATCTTTTCTAGTGTGGAGATTGTGTGTGGACGATCTTTGTCTGTCATAGACCCACCTAGTGTAGCCACATCTGCAACTACGGACACTGGCAACTCTACTACCACACCTACTGCTGCCTTAAATAAACTTTCAAACATGTTTATGCTCCTTGATCGCCCTGTTCGGATTATTGTCCCCGCCATCCCAATGCAGATTTTTCTTTGCCCAATCTGGCAGGCTTGCAATGGCCTTTTCGGCGGCCTTGATTTGTTCGAGTATTGTCATCATTTCAACCCTCCCGCGCCGTGGCGCCTAGTGCTTGCTGTGCGATTGACTTCAAGAATTTCGCATCCTTTGACAGCTCAACTGAGACTGCACCATTCAGTATGTCGCCATCTAGGTCTGCCTCTTTTCGCAAGTACAGTATTGGATTCACGATTGCCTTAAGCGCCTCCTCCAGCTCCCTCACCCTCTCAGCTTGCAGGGCGGTGGCGGCTCTAAGCCGGTCGCGCTCGCCAACTATCCGCCTCAAGTCGGATGGAGTCATCTTGTCCAAGCAATCGTCCTGTCGTGCAAACTCCATAGTTATTTCGTCGTTGTATTGTGTGCTCATTTCCCCTGCTCCTGTGAGGCGGCGAGCATGGCAAGCTGACAATCATACACTCCACGCCAAAACATTTCGGACATTACTCGGCCTTTGACTTCGTTCGGGATCGGGATGTGCGTTATAGCCCATGCTTGCCTTGTAGCCTCCACCGGCACCAGCACCTTGCCATCGAACAGGGCGCGGAGATCGTCTGCTTGGCATTTGATGTTCCCAGAGCCATCACGCAAAAGATTTACCATAATGAATTTCTCCAGCTCATCATTCACTCTGCGTTTATCAACACCCACTCATCACCCCCTGTATTCCCTAATACAACTCGCCACTCAGAGTGTGGCCCCTTAACTATTGGCAACAACGCACCTTCACCAGACCTCACAACACTGTCCTTACTACCAGAGCTAGTTGAATACTGGGTTAGCTCCCACTTATAATCTCCTTGGTACTCCAGCAGACCGGACATGCCATTGAATGATGGTATATACACATCATTCTCTCTGGTTAGTTCAGCCCAACCACTATTGTCTGCCATGCCTACGCTAGCTATATCGTTATGTGATAGTGCATACCTACAATCTGGTGCCCCAGATGGGTACATGACATCAAACATATTTGCTGAGTGTGTCATCTTGCCATACACATGACCAAGTTCATGCACAATTGTCATTTGTCCGCACTTATGTGTGCCGAACAAAGTAGAGTTAATTCTTATGGTGGCCCCCACGTTCTGGGCAGACACGAGGTTAGTCCATTTAGTTGCTGTGCCTAGCACGAAGAAGCTGCCTTGCTCTTCGTAGAACCACATCATATCTTTGAACACCACTACGACGGAGCCCACAGGGACATCGCCACTAACTGGGGTGATTCCTTTGTAGCTAGACTTTATCCCCGTCCTGTCGGACCAAGACCACACCCCATACTTAACCCACTCTTCAAGCTTACTAATATCACCTGAGTAACCTGATGGGTTGAGGTATACATCAACACCACCTACCCACAGGGCACCTTGCGCCTCACTCTTTGATGGTATTAGTAAGGCTAATACTAATAAAGCCACTATCAATTTCTTCATGAGAGGAGCCACCCGATTGATAGCACAATTCTACTTCCTTTGGTTATTGGGGAGACGCTGTGTTTGTTAATGTCTGGCCTGAACAGCACTATCCTGCTAGTGTTAATGATACACTTCTCACAAGAGAACACGCCGCCCCCTCCTTTCCTGAGTATGATGTTAAGTCTGCAGTGTCTGGCTCCATGTACTACATCGGTGTGTTCAGGTATGTTAGTACCTGTTGGGTACTTAAGCAGGTATACGTCAAACGGAATTGGCCACCAGCTAGTTAGCAACAGCATCTTCAAATAACCACCAGCCTGTCGGCCTTGTTGCCACTTAAACAAGGGCATCACGGACTAGTATTGAATTGAATTTTGGGGACTGCAGAAAGTCACTACTTGCGTAATAACAATCCAAATAATGTTGCCACGCCTTTTTAGTCAAGCTGTCTATCCTTGACCTACTCTCTAGGGACAAAAGTGTACGTGTGGAAAGGCCTGCAAAGTGCCTGCCCTTAAGAGCCATGGAGAACATGATAATCCTGCACCCTTTCTTCATAACCACTCCTCTGGTAAGATTTCTTGCAACAGTTGTGATGGGTGAATAACATAATCTGGTTTTGGTGACTTTGCCCACAAAATTTTGTGACCTTGTCTGTTGGCCTACCCCCAGAGTTTAACGATATTACACATCTCTGCGCTGTACGAATGGAGATACTCAGTCTTACTGCCTTTAGAGGCCATGGCCATTTGTATGGCATAACATGTTCTCATACTATATGTTCGTCAAGTAACGGAGATTGAAGAACAGAGCTTGGCATATCTGTACGGCACCCTGCTCTGAAAAGAGCAAAAGTTAAATCATCCATCGGGGCAGTCCCCCATAAAATAGACACCCTTCTGCCGGCATTTTCCGTACCTCCTTTAACGGACATGGCTAATTGGAGGTAGTAACTGTGTTTCATGGTATGAAACTATCGAGACAAGGGTCTTGTAACAACTCATTATAAAAATTAGGGCGCAGCCCTTTCTCATACAGCACAATTGTAAGGTCGTCATACACCTTTCCAACCCAGTGCCTTTCCACTCCGTTATTCATATGCCCTAAGTAGCCTTTATACCCCATTGCTTTTTGCACATAGTAACTAGTCTTCAAGATACACCTCCAATAAATCTGTCGAAAATAATTCTTCGCCCCTATAGATATGAAAACTTTTACTGAAGATGTGTTCCGAGAGTTTGTCGTTTCCCACCCCCTCCCATTTACTTAGTAGTGGTTCCAAGCCAGTGCCCATTCTCCTATTGCCTTTGTAAGCGGCATGGGCTTCTAAAAAGTAGCAGCTGTACACTGATTGGTTTGCCATCACTCTTTCACCTCATTGAATAGGCCAGTCTTGTCGTCCCAATACAAGGGGAACCTGCCAGCATTACCAAACTCCCTGTCCTCTAGGAGAACTAGCGTACGCTGATTACGTTCCTCTGCTGATAATGACGGGTCTCTGTTGCCCTCAAGTCCGAACATCAAGTTGCATGAACGGGCCATGGCCCTGCTGCCTGAGAACTGGTTGCTCTCCACTTTACCGCCCCTCTCATGGGGAGGGCCAGCGTCTGGATTGCGGAGGTGACAGAAGATCAGACTCACTATGTTAAGGTCAAGAGACATGGCAGACAACTCCTGTGCAATTTCTTGCAGCTTGGTATTCTGCTGTGCGGACTCAAGGCCGTTAACAAGGTTGGTGATGGGGTCAATGAACACAGCTTTACAGCCAGCGTTAGCTGCTGCATAGATGTCGTTCTTCAACGTCTCAAAGCCAAGGTGTTGATATAGATTGAGCATAGCCAAGTGGTCCTTCAATATCAAACCAGCCCTCTCGTATGCTTCGTCATCGAAGTCTTTGTCTGGGTCATGGAAGAACTTACCCACCAACTTGCCAGCAACTCGTTTGTAGGTCATCACGTTAGCCTGCTCAGGTTTGGCCATCAACACCTTCCAGCCGTGCTCCTTCATGAAGTGTGCGCCGAGGGTGTCTACAAGCTCGCTCTTGCCCATCTTGGGGGCAGCCCCTATGTAGATAGTCTCACCAAGCCTAATGCCCTTGGTGGCGTCGTCAACGTGTTTCCAGGGCCATGAGTAACCACGCACTGCTGGCTTCTTTGCTGCCTCGTGCACGGCACTGCCCCACACTATGCTAGTGTTCTTGGCCTCTTCTCCACGGAACACAACAGCAGCATGTGCTGCCTTGCTCTTGCCTTGTAACAAGCAATCGTTAGCATCCTTGGCTGGCAGGTTGACCACCTTCGCACCGGGGATAATCTTGCACACTTCTTTGGTAGCTTCCTGACCTGCCTCGTCCATGTCGAAGCACAGGTATATGTCGGAGGGCCTGAAGTACTTACGTATCTCAGGGAGTAGCCTGCCAAGGTCTTTAGCAGCAGCACCAGCTCCGTTGGGTATGGAGCATATGGCTGGAAGATGGTCTGCATACTGCTCCTTGGTATACAAGTCCATGATCTTGGTCAGTGCCGGTGCATCGAACTCACCCTCGGTGATGACAAGCTTCTTGGAGCCAGAGGCCTTGGCCCTTTCCCAACCAAACAAGTCAACATCATTACTTACGCCAACAGACCACACCTTGCCACTGGGCAAGTGCTTAACCTTGTACTTGACAATGGCGCCCTTCTTGGTGTATGGGAAATAAGCAAAGGTGGGGGTAGTGCCATCCTCCTCACTAACACCCACCTTAATGCCATAAGCATCAAGCATCTTGGCTGACAGCTTGCGGCTGGGTAAGTTCATGGGCAGCAGTGTGTGGATGAACTCCATCTCTTCGATTATTTCTTCCTTAGTCTTAGTGATTACAGACTTGGCGGGAATGTCTTTAACCGTAGCTCCGGTGCCCATCGGATCAGGTACGTATGTCTTACAAACAAAACAGTAGCCACTAAGGCTACCATCTTCGTTCTCAAACACTTGTAGTCCGTCACTGCTATTACACTTGTCTGTCTTGTGTGGCAATTTGCAAACGCATGTGCCCATAAAACTTATCTACCTCTTTGTGGTGGTACCGCTGCTGGTCTTGGGGCAGGACCATTTACCCAATTATTTCCCCCGGCCACAATATGCATATCAGCTTGTTGACCTATAACTGTGTCCCAATTAACTTGCCGTGTAACTCCTGCCTCTCCTCTCCCATTCCTTTGTATCCTTTCCAATGCTGCGTTCACACGTGGGTCCATGTGAAACATTGGGGCGGCTTCTGCCCTATCAACCTCAACAAAATCTGGTCTGACTGCTGTGGGCCTAGGTCCGCCAGCACGGGGACGAACAGCATTGTTCACATCAAACGGGTCAGGCCTTACGGAAATCTCGCCCTGCTTAAACGGGTTGCTACTGCCCAAAGTTCTCAGCGACCCCCAGTTCTTGGTGGCGTAGGCAATATCTTGTGCTGATCGCATGCCCTCAAACAACAACTCGTCGGAGTTGTCGACGGACAACAGCAACTTGCCATACACACTGCCCATTACATTGGTGACAAAATCCCTCTTGTCTGCCCCGGAGAACCCAGTGATTACATCAATGGGGTCTTCGAACTCAAGGCTCTTGGTCTTGATCCTGTGCAGCATACGCATCCATACATCCACCAGAGACAAGTCTCTAGTGCCACGCATAGATCGAAACTCCAGGCTGCCATGCTCTGCCAATGCCTTGACGTTGACGGAAGCATACCTGATGTCATCGTTTGTGAACAGGCGTTGGAAGTCCAGTGTGCGGATGGCTTTGGTCAACACCTTGGGGAGCCACTCAGCATCGTAGGAGCGGAGGCAAAAGAGGTTGCCCTCTCTTGACTCGCCACACCAACGAACCAGCAGCCCCTCAAGGATGAGGTAGAGGGTGATGAACGAGTACAGTTGGGGGATGTTCATGTTCTGCACATTCACATGCACATGCACACCAGCCCTCACTGAATCATCCACCGTAGACCCGGACTTAGAGTAGCTCTCGTCTAGGTACTGAAGAGCAGCGGAGGCGTCCTCTACGGACATTGGCCGTGCAAGCACATACTCTACGGCCTCCTCTGCTTTGAGGCTGCCATCTTGGGTCATGAGCCAATACCTCTTGTCGGTCTTGGGCAGCTGCCTGCCCTCAACTTCCACCTCGATACCGACCTCACCTTCGGTAAGCTTCTGCGGGGGCAATTTAAACACGTTCTTTACAAGCATCACATACTCTCCCTCAAACATTCATTAAGGTGCTGGTAGTCTTGAGACAGCAACGGCTTGCCGTCAACTACCTCTCCGACTTTCTCCTCTTTGTACCACAGGCTGAGGTCTTGCTTGACACACCATCGCCTGTTCCAAGCCATAGATACTGCGGTGCTGGACACACCACGGACACATGACTGGAAGGATGGGTAGTTGCCAAGGATCACTCGCTCCCACTCATCCATCGGGATGGAGTGGATGTCTGTGTCCACGCCAATGCTAGTGATGTTAGAGCCACGAAGGCCCTGCTTCCAGTCACGACGCTTCGGCATACGCATCACGTAACATGACCTGCCCTTGAAGTTAATGTAGCCCAGCTTCACTGGCTTGACGTCAAGCTCATCCAGCTTGGCCATGTATGACTTACTACGGCCACCCTTCAGCGGGTATACGTCACACAGCCCGTCGCCCAACACGCCATTAACAAACACAGGGATGCCCTTGTGCATGACGATTGAGTCACGGAGCCTTGTGTCGGCATACCCGTAGTCCCTGCCATAAATACTTTTCATGGTTAGCCTTTGATGAATTGACGTGGGGGCAGCTCAATACCAAGGCCCAGTTTGGTAACAGCCTTGACTTCTCGGATGTCCTTGATAGTGGGCTTGGGCTTGTTGTACTGCTCGTCAATCAAGATGCGGGCATAGTCCTTGTACATGTCGTACATGTCATTGCCCGCCATCAACGAATCAAAGGCTTCCTTGGCCCTGTCGTACACCCACGCCATCATCTCTGGATCATTCACCCAGACGTTGGAAGGAGTGCGGTACTCCATGCCGTAAGGCTTGACACGGAAGCAACCAGCCTTGCCGTACATGCTACGGCGAGTAGGGTCCGGGTCAATCAGCAGGGAGGGCAGGCCCAGGTAGTAGTCGAGTTGCTTGGACAACATACGACAGGCTTCGATATGGCTCGGGTCATTGATGTCCATGCCCTCGGTCCAGCCGAGGTGGATGTGGCCAGCCGCTGTGCGGAAGTCACGATTGCCATCAGGCCGTGGGTTCACGAGGCCAGTGTAGGCATTGAAGTCAGGGTCGCAACCCAGTTCCTTGGCTTCTTCGGGCATGGCTGCCCACACTTCGGCAGAGAACACAGCAGTGGGGACGAAGGCCAGCTCAACATCCTTCGGAAGCATTGCCTTGAGTGAGCTGATGACACTCACTGTGTTGTCGACGAACTGCTGACGGGTGCTGGCAGGGGAGATGTTGAACTCCGCAGCCATACCATCCACCTGCACAGCACCATTAGGCACTGGGTGGGGATTGCTCTTGGTACCTGGGATGATACCATGGGCAGACACGAACTTACCTGTCTTCTTGTTGAGCAGGAAACCTTCTGGATCACAACCAACGGTCAACGGCAACATCTTCATACGCACACTCCTCCGCTAATAGAACAATACTCTTTACCAATCTCTGTAGACTGGCAACCATGACAGATAAAATCTGTGTCTTCGAAAATCCAAACCAACTTACTAGCATCTTCAATGGACGCAGGAGAGGAGCAAATAGCACACCCCTTCTTAGTCCACTCTGCAAAGCCTTTCCTGTTTGTCTTGGCACCACGACTACCTACTGGGTACACTTCTGGTGTGGTGTTCTTCTCGTCTTCAAACTCCAAATCATTTACCCTCACTACCTTTATCTCTTTCCCCACCGGGAAAATAGTACGAAGGTCTATCAAGAAGTAAGACGACTCGCTCTTCACCTTACCACGGAAGGTATCTCCTAGCTTGGCCAGCATCTTCCAATCCGACCCGTTCTCCACAGGGTAGCACCGTACCGGAGCACCGACATCACCCTTAACATGGCCAGCAATGTACGCCATTGGATTGACAGAACTCCTTGGGTTTATTTGGGTGATTACAAACTCTATCAGCCCCCCAGTAGTTTTTGGAGCCAAGACTTTCTTGGGGGGTGGGAGGGCAAAGACGTTGTTGTCGGTGCCCCTACGAAACGGAGGAGGTGTCCCTACGGGGGTCGTCCTCCTGTTGTGGTTGTGCCAGCCATCGTCTTCGTCGTAGTAGCCAGGCCAGTTGCGACGTCCCTGATAGTAAGAAGTGACAGGAGGTGGTACGTACTCGGCATACTTGACCGCCCTTGCTTTCGGCAACTCCTCTATCTTTGTAGCAGAAAGATCGAAACAATAGTGCACGTTCTCTGCAAAGATGAGAAGCTCTTTGTGTTTGATGCCACAGCGTGACAATGCTACTGAAAGCATCCACGCTTCGCTGGCCCAGAACAAAGTCTTGCCGTCTTCAGAGAAGGTGAATACAAGTGGTCTCTCTTTGTTACGACACACGTTAAGTGTGTTATCCACTGTATTGTACCACGTGAGGGCAAAGGCCCCATGAATTTTCTCGATGGTTTCTTTCGGCCCATGCAGGGACATGTGGTGGAAGATAGCTTGACTATCTACTGCCCACTCCCTGTCCTTGTCGAGCAGTGTTTGATTTTGAAGTGTGCCATTATGTGCACCAACCACGACACCGAAGTCGAATGGGTGGGCATTTTCTTCAGTGACAAAGCCACGAGTGGCTGCCCTGTTATGGCCTATGAGGACTTTGTTCTGACCAGCAAGGGCGTTCTTCCACCCATCAGTCTTGTACAAATCCCATGGAGTGCCAACAGCCTTAACCAATTTCGGTTTGGTGTGCTGGCCTATGTGACGGGGGACAACATAAACACCTGTTGAATCCGAACCCCTGATGGTATCGAACTCAAGCATTTGTTTAAATGCCCTTTCTTCTGTGGCAGTAAGATTGCCTGCCATACCCACTAGTCCGCAGATGGTGAGTACCTCCTGTATTAAGTTGCTTGGTTAAGTTGAGGTTATTCCCGGATGAGTCGGCGGTAGTACAGCCTTACTTGTGTCTCGGGATGACGGCCTTTCTTGTGCCACTTGGAATGAGCATAGCCTGCTTCGACAAGAGCCTCAGCTGCCAGTGTCTGCTCACTGTTGATGGTGGCGAGGATGGTAGCGTTGCCGCTTTCCCTGAGGGTTGTTTCAATCTGGCGCAGCTCGGCCACCAACTCTTGGCGAGTTGTCACCCTGTCACGATTGGTCAGTGTAGTGTGGGTATTGCCAAAACCAGACAGCACTTTCATTGTACAACAACCGGGCATGTCATTTGTTCTAAGCATTGCGCACCATCTGTGCATCAGCACAAACTGCGGGGTGGATGTTAAACCTTTGCAAAATCAGCATGGTATTCTCTCCTATAATCTTCTGATGATTTGACAGCCTCTTCAATGTTGTCAAATCTGCCAATGTATTTATGGTCAACTTGTAACAGCCACTTTTGTCTCTCTGTATCCCAAGTCACTCCCTTATAACCACTCTTACTATTCAACCTGACCTTCTGATTACGAAGGTTTTGGGATCGTGTGGCCTCTCTCAGATTCTCCCAACGATTGTCTGCTCTATCACCATTGATGTGGTCTATATCATTGGCAGGCCAGCGGCCCGTCATGTAGAACCAAGCCAGTCGATGAGAAAGATTGGTCATAAGACAGGTTGCTAGTTAAATCCTCGTGATCAATCAAGGAATCAACGCTTGATCAGAGATAGCAGGGTGGGCAAATTTCCTCCAACCACCACGTGCCTCGACCAATGGGATGCGTTCCTTGCCACGTGTCAGTGCATAGTGCAGGCCCTTGGCCATACACTCCTGACGGTAGGGGCTGGTGAGTGATGGTGCTGAGTTGATCTCCAGCACATAGCAATTGCCATCGCCATCGACCATCACATCAACACCGCCGAAGTCCAGGGTGGAAAGGTTGAAGGCTTCGATGGAAGTCTTGACAGCCTTGAGCGGCCAATCGCCCCAGTCCACGTTGTCGAAGCGACCACCACGTGCTACGTTCCACGCTACATCTTGCGGATTGCCAGGGGTTTTCTTGGCCACGGCTACGGCACGCCCGCTCACCACGAACACACGGTACTCGGCAACCTTGTTGATGAGCTTGGAGATGTAGTGTCGTGGATAACGACGGCAGGCTGCTTGTAGTTCTGCCCAATTATTGCACACGTGGAGGCGACGACCTTGTGCATGACGATCAGGCCGCACAATTAGCGGGAAGTCCCTGCCCTCGTTAGCTCCGTCGTTGTCGTCCTGTGTCTCTTGATAATTGAACCATGTCGGGGGGCACAACCTTGCCTCTTGCAACGTCCGTCTGAACCCCAGCTTGTCATTCACTTGGTGAATGGCTGCTGTTGTATTCAACACATTGCGGATGGGCACCTCCGAGGTGCAGCCCCAACGGATGAGCAGGTCATGGCCATTGGGGAGTGGGCGGTCATTGCGGACCACGGTGACAGGGCTGCCAAGGCGCCCCAAGAATGTAGCAATCTCCCGGCAACTGGTGTTGCCAAGCTTACGCCTTCGAAGTAATACGGCCATCGTTTATCTCCTGTTGGTTGTGTAACATTATTTGCCCCACAGCAATTCGGCAACTCTCTTCCTATAGGCCTCGCCTAACTCCTTGTAGTATGAGTCCGCAAGGAGCTCAGGGCTATCCAGAATTTCAGTGACTGCTTCTTTTAGAGTGAGGTTTCCTATGCGGGTAAGTTCTTTGTCTTGCTTTGCTTCTTTTTTCTTAAGCCACCTAGCTTTCAGCTCCGGCGTGTCGTTGTACAAAGCCCAACTGCCCCAAGAGATATGTCCTTGGTGAGCTAAGGTTTGTTGTTCGACATATTTGTTGTACAACTTCTTTAAAAACAAGTTGTCCATTGGGTGGTACTCGCTCATGGCTTGTCCTCGATGATTGCGCGCAGTTCTTTATCCCACGCGAGTCCGGTAGTGGGCGACCGGACAGCTATTTGCTTTAGCAGCTCCACCGGCACAACCCTGTGCGTGTCGGGGATGGCGTAGAGCAATGTGCAAACTTCGTCCGGCAGTGCATCGCCTACCGGAATAACGATGGCCGTATGCCCATCTATCAGGCATTGCATTTCATTTTCCGGAATCATTGCAACAGGCTTAATGCTCATTTGCTTTGCTCCTTATGGATTTGTTTCACCAATGATACAAATGCAGCTTTGTCTTTCTTGAATAGGTTGAGCAGCTTATTCGACAACTGAAACGCCTCATTCCCTTTAATCCATTTGCTTGAGCTTCCATGCCCTTCCTCGCATACCCACACATAAAAATAAGTTTTTTCTCCTATCACTGCGTAGTGCGGAAGCTTGTCCAATCGGCCAACCTGAAGCCTCATTCTCCTTTCTCCTTTGCGGCGGCGAGCATGGCATACACTCCGCGCCAGAACATTTCAGACATAACGCGCCCCTTTACTTCAGGCGGCACAACTACGTTTTTGTTCGCCCACTCAGCGGTCAATCTCTCCACCGGCACAATTGCCACTCCTTCATGCGGGTGTCCGTACAAAGCTCTTGATTTGTACTGCCATTCGCCACTTATGGGGTGCAATTTTGCCCATTCATAGGTTTCTTTTGTGCACTCTCTCCACGGGTAAAAGGAGTCCCCTCCTGATATTTGGCGCTGTTCAATTTGGTAGAGAACTGGCAACGGAAACGCTTTATCGAATTCTTCACGCCCTGTCATCGGCAAGCTCCGGGAACTCCCTGTCAATCAGCTCGAAGTAATAGTCAGTGCAGGACTTGGGGCCAAACTCGGGGTGGAACTGGACGCCGAGGGACTGCGTATCGGGGTAGTACATTGCCTCGATGTCCCCGAAGCCCCTGCCATGGCTTTGCTCCACGCCATTGATCATGTATTTCTTGTCCCTTGACTCGCTGGCAATGGCAATAATGACTGCACCTTTCTTGACATGGGTGTTACGCACCATCTGGTGGTGCACACTACTAACGATGTGCCGCAGGCCAGTGGACAAGTCAGTGACTACGTGATTGCCGTTGCCATGGCCATCCACATCTTGATACAGCTTGCCGTCGTTGAGAGCAGCGAAGAGCTGGAGGCCACGGCATACGCCTAGCATCTTCTTCTTACCGACCCAGGCATTGTACATGTCCACTTCCATCCTGTCCCTGGCCACACTGTATGAGGTAGTGGGGTGGGGCTGGTCACCATACAACATTGGGTTGATGTCAGCACCTCCGGTGAACTGGAGGAACTCTGCTTCTTCGGGGGTGGATACAACCTCCCAGCCACCTTGCTTACGGAACAACGACTCGAAGAGACCTACGAATGCCATACCTACGATGTATACTTTTCTCATACGCCAGTCTCCTGCTTAATTTTGGGGATAAGTTTTTCAATGGCAAACTTCGCCATGTTTTCTACAGCAACCTCGGCCTTCTCGAAGATGCCAGGTGTGTTGCTCGTAGGCGGGGCAGGCCGTGGGAATGGGTTGTTGTTTGTAACCACCTCACTCTTACCAGCATACCCATCAATGATGAACTTCATCACCTCGCCTGCCCTCTTGTTCGACTGCCCCTCGGGGTACGACAAGAACAGTTTGTTCAGCCCACGGTAGTTACTGCTTTCGGCCCAAGTTTTGTTGGGCTGGGCTGGCGTGTGTGTCAGGAAGTTCTTCAAACACTCCCAAGTGAATGGTAACGGGCAGAAGGGGTGATGGTCTTCGCTGTTTCTGTTCCAGCGAATGGTCCTGCCTTCGTCGCCACTGGAGATGGTAGCTGTCTGTGCAAGCATGAAGGCTACATCCTCTGGCACGCCGCGCTGGTTGAGTTCGCAGAAGATGTACACCAACCCACCAGCACGTTCCCACACAGACCTTGTAGCTACACATGCTCCGGCCATCAGGTTGGAGGGCACATGTCCAGTGATGGCAATGGCGTCTTGCTCAAGGCACACATCAACGTCCTTGCTCAGGAAGGCGCTTTGGTATGGGCTCCTGTTCATCAGGTAGTCGAGGTATGCCCTCTTGTACTTGGGGTTCTTGCTGATGAGGCACTTGCTCTGAGACAATTGCTGTGTGCAAGTAACAACACCAACCCTCTTGGCAAGGGCAGCCTCATCAGAGGACAGCCTACCATGGCAGGCAGTGCCCCCGTTAACCATCCTGCCATCTTCCGCAATCATCACGAACCTTGCAGTCTCAGCCTTGCTCTGGGCCTTAAGCCTTGCGATGGCTTCGGCCATCACCTTATCACTGAACATACACCACCTCCTGATTACTTAGTTACTATTGTGTTCTTCACTGACCACCGGTACTTAGCTTTGGTGGCCTCCGGCTCCTTCACCCCGCATGCCTTGACTAAGGCTTGTGCCATTGCTGGCAGTTGACTTGGTTGTACCTTCACAACTTTGTTGGTGTTCATGCCATATCTCCTGTGTAAGAAGTAATTGTTTCCAGTAATACTGAACCAGTTCGATTGATACTGGCTTCCCAATCAACAGAGTAGCCATCAGGCAATGCCCTAAAGAAGTCTGATAACGGATGAGGACAATAAGTAATCATGTACTTACGCCACACTACATTGCCGTTGACACCCATGTCTCCGTTACCTTTGTCAGCCATGGCCACCCTAATAGCCCATGCAAATAGCATAAGCCTCTGCTCTTTCGAGTAGTAGTTAGTGAGCACACTGTTGTTAAAAACTGTTGTGGCCATACCCACTCCTTAAAATATATTTACAAATTCATGTAACAAAACACCCAAAATCTTGGTATACATAATTATGTAAATGTATTATTTATTATTCAACTTAATCATAGCTTCTAAGAATACTTCTTCAGCATCCGCTACAGTTATTCCTTCCTTCATTCGATGGAGCATTACATTACATGCTCTTCTGAATACTTCCTCAGTACAATGGTGTCTATACTGTGACACTATATACTCACTGTCTATGTAGTACATAGATGTCTTTGGTAGTACCATCTTAATTACTCTCTTGTGTATTGTCTGTGTCTAACACTGTCTTGTTTAAGTGCTCTACTATTAACGGAAAGAAAAACTCTGCTGCGTCAACCTTTTGTCCTTGTCGGAAGTACTCGTCAGAGCAATGTTGTTCGCCCATCCCACATGAGTTTGCTATCATTCCCCATGAAACATATGGGGCCTTTTCTGAGTAGCCATTACGTCGGCCTTTATAGCTTACACACCACTGTAGTGTCGGGATATATTGCATTGGCTCTGGCTTCTTCACTCCACACCTCTCTTGGCTATGTGGTCCAGTATCAGTGGCAGGAAGAGCTTGCTTGCTGAGATTTTATAGTCTCCTCTGACGAACAACTCCATAGCCTCGTTACCAAGCATACCACAGCAAAAGCCTATGTCGTTCCAGCTGACTAGTTCATCGAAAGCTTTGCTTAAGTCGTGTATGCACCACCTCAATACTCTTCCCACTATCTCTAGTTCTGCTTCGTTCATAGCCTACCTTCCCTGTCCAGCTTAACCAACAGTTTTTCTGTCCATCTTTCTGAACAATCTATTAAGGGGCTTCTAAAATATTCTTCTGTTACTGATTCCTTGTCACTGCCAATAGCCACACCTATCTCTGAAAAGCTAAGTGACTCTGCTTTTCTCATTGATTTTCCTTTCATCCTTGCCGAGAATCTAAGCAGCCTGCTCTCGACACTAGCAAGGCCTTTCACGCATCCGCCCTCACCCAGAGTGAAGTGTTTGCCCTCGTTCCCCCAGCCCCCTCTGGCAGCACAACCTTCCTTGCCCTGCCTGAATCACGTAGCCTGTCCAATACCCTGAAGGCTGCCTTCCTCGTGCCGTGAACAAAACCTTCCCGCTCATATGTCTCCACAATGAGTTCGTCTAATGTCTTTGGCACGTCAGACAACGACCTATACATAGCATCAGCGGAGGGGGTGGGGGATTGGTTAGTTGCAGTGGCAACAGACAGTATTTTCTTCACTTCAGGTGGCAGCAATGCCAGTCTTTCTTCAGAGATGAGCACGGTGAGTTCCTCCGATGGTGTTTAAAGCCCCTATGGCTCGATTGTAGCAACGCTAGGGGGTGGGGTGGTAGTCTCGTATAGGGTGGTGCACAAAGGCTGTTGTAGGACTTCTGAGAGGGTGGAGTCAAGTTGTCTGGCGTCGTTCACAAAGAAGCCGCAGTCAGTAAAATTCATTCCATCAGGGTGTTGCTTCTTACTGTCCGCCACTGACATGTAGGCAACATGATGGGGTTTAACACCGCGCCCCTTCTTAAAAGCAATGAGTCTCAAGGCAGCACGTGTGTTCTTCATACGCTATCTCCTACGTCATCGACAGCCATGTCTGTAATTTCCTGCACGGTCATGTTTTCTACACCAAACCCTAGTTCACAAAACCACTTCTTATCTGGGTATCCAACAAGATCGACACCTACGTCACGGGAGATGGCCCTGTCTAAAGGAGCACCATTACCTTTCTTAAACGCCACCATCCTCAATACTGCATCAATGTTCCTATGCATCGGTGATGTCTGCCAGCTTTTCTATGAATACATCCATAGGCTGGTCTGTGTCAAGTCGCAAACCCATGTCGATAAAGGTGACGCCACGGTCTGGGTAATTATTTGTGTTAACCAAATCAAGTGTTGAGGTGCTGCCTACCACTCTTGGTGGCCTAGAGGAGGCCAGCCGGCCTTCCGGCATTCGTCTTCCCTTCTTAAACGCAACAAGACGCCACGCTTTATCAAGCATTGGTCCGTACATGGTGGTCTCCTGTATTAATTGGTGCTCCCGGCAGGACTTGAACCTGCGACCTTCCCCTTAGGAGGGGGACGTTCTATCCATCTAAACTACGGGGGCAAGATATAACCGCCCTCCCACTCACCCATTTACGATAGTTAATTGATGAGGGCGGGATGCTTGGTGGGCATCGGTGGTACCACTCAGGAGGGGATCGAACCCACGCTTTCTGTGCACAGTAACTAGTATGAACACAACGCCACCCGTTATAGAGGGCCGCTCTACCGCTGAGCTACTGAATGGTACCACCGACAACCACTAGAAAGCGGTTTCTGTAACTATGTGCTTTAGCTTTCCGCATTCTGTGCAGCTTACTATCACTACGTGCTTCTGAACAAACCAGCCAGGCCCAGAGGGGGCCATGCCAATCTTGCAATTATTTATGCCCACCTCAGCCAGACTGGGCAACACCTTCTCTGACAGTACTTTCCAATTATGTTTATGAAACATATCCCCTCCGAGTGAGTAAGGTGCTCGTCTTTCCGAGCTGTCACCGGGCTGTCTCCGGGGAACACCGTAGCCCTATGCGTCCATAGGGTTCACCTGTAAATTCAGGCTTCAGGGTTGCGCTTCTTCGAGAGGCGTAGCCGGTGTATTAAACTACCAACCGATAGAGAACAGTACTACCCACAATGGGGACATAACTAACAGGAACAGGAAGGTCAGAAGGGAGAGGGACACGGCGGTTAGTAGTTGTTTGATAGTACATGCCCCCAGTCTCGCGGATCGCGGCCTTTGCCCCGAACAAATTCTTTCAACTCTCTTTCATTAGCAGCCTCCCATGGCAGGAAGCCTTCTTCTTCTACGAAGGTGCCCCTGGCCACTGAGTTACCAAAGTGGTGAAGCGCAATGCTTTCATGTCCTTCAGAGTATGGTCTCCATATTGGGTACCGCCCCGGATAAGCAGACGCATAGTAATATTCGTACTTACCATCCACCTTCTCTGCCTTCAACCATCGCGTGCCTATGCTCCTTACTAACGAGTAGTGAGTGGTACCCTCGGGGGCTATGCTCCAATCGGGGGGTGGTACTAGCATTACTTACCTCCGGTATGCATCATCACATAGATCAGGTATGTTGATAGGGGCTTGCACTTTGAGCAGTGCTTCCCTGAATGCGGGGTAGTGCTTTATGTCGTGGCAGGTGGTGATGTCAATCTGCACCACCCTGAAGTGGCTGTCTCGTGGGTTGTACTTTTCCACCCTGCGTATCTTGTACGCGTTGATGATGGTGCCGTCCACCTCTACGAATATGCCAGTCATTTTATATCCACCCCCAATGTAACGCGATTGTAAAAAGTGCGTTGATAGCAATTACTACTGACAACGTCAGCAGCAGTGCCTTAAGCAGTGACTTGAATCCACTAAGCCAAGCATTTTTATAATCGTCGTTACTATACCAATACCCGCCAAGGAATGCTGGTAGTACAAACGACACGATGATGAACACAAGGGCAGCTACTATGTAAGCAAGAATAAGTGGCATCATAGGCTGGTCCAGTGTGCTACGACCATTACAAAAGACGTACATATGGCGACGATCCCCAGCATAACTAACAAGAACAATGCCCATTTGTAGGCGCCATAAATCACTGCTCTCAGGTAGTTGGGCGTGTACCTAGAGCCATCGCTCCAGAAGCCACCAGTAGCGGGGAACAGCAGCAGCACTGCTGCCAGTATTAGTATTGCATGTGCGGCTATAATCATACAACCTCCAGCCAGACTAGTACGGAAAGAAGAGACCACGCCACTAGTACTGCGGCAATAGCTATGAGGAGTATCTTACCCCACACTATTGCTCCTAAGCACATGGCGTGCCAGTATCTGGGTTCATAGTAATGCTCCCCTCGTGACCAATATCCACCAGCTTGTGGCAGGAACAGAAGCACAAAGGTTGCAAATAAAATTGCACATGCAAGTGGTAAGGGCAGTGAGTACGTCATACACCACCTCGCAGTCTCACGCCCCTGTCGAACAACTTACCGAGGTCAATACGTAGGTCATGTATGCCAAACATTGGCGGGTCCATATGTGTGAGCATGGTCTCGGTGAAGTGGTCCCTTTCGCTTACCAACGGCAGCAACCGGCTAGCTTCACGTATTGCATATTCTTTATCCATCTGCACGGCGGCAAGCCAAGGGCGGCCAACGGTATGTAAGTGGGCAACTACAACCCCTTCTTGATGCTCTCGATCAGCCAACCTGCACACAGTACCAACAGGGGGCAGCCCATCTTGTGGGCCTTTCCATTGTTGGGTGGGTCGGGGTACGGTGACTGAATTAAGCCACCCCCACTCGTCCATCTCGCAGGGCAGCCAGCTTTGGCTCAGCTTTGGTAGGCGATACCACCCGCCGTTCTCATGCTGTTTGTACCACTCCACGTGCCCATCTACTGAGCGGCAGTGTGTAGCCCCTTCCGGTGCCTTCGTCCAGTCTGGTTGTGTCATTATCACCACCCCCCATACAATTGCAGCGCAATGGCAGCCAGCAGGCCTAAGGCTGACCATGCTACAGTGCCAAGGCCATCGCCATGAAACAAGCGAGCCAACGTGCCCGCCATGCCCAACAGCAGGACAGTGCAAATGTAAGCTATGATTACGGACGTAACGATTGTAGCCATGTTGATTCTCCCAACATAATAAACACTCAGTGAATGTGCATTAGGTTGGAAGCCCCTTCTGTTCCTAGGCGGGGCACACCCGTAGTGCATTAGTGTATGACATTAGTCACATGATACACCCCCTGCTCTTGGCTTTAAGTTGGTTGTTGGCCCCGTGGTCAATCGTATTTCTCTATACACACCATCATGTCCAGACCCATGCCATTGCTTACCACATAACAGCATGCCTTGTGACAGTCCACTCAGGAACAAGTCTGTCTGGTCCCTGCTGTTAGAGCTGAACACTTGCTTACCTTTGATGGTGACGATGTACATCACAGCTCGGGCAGCTCTATGGCGAGCACCACACGTGTACATTTAGCGGGCTTGCCACAAACCATCACCGCCCGGTCAACACTTGCCAGCAGTGGGCTTACAAATGCGTGGAACCTTTCGCTGTGATGGGCCACGATATTTCCTTCCCTGTCGTAGCCTGTAGCCACTAGCAGGTGCTTCCGGGTTGGTTTCTTATCCATGATATACCTCAGTTAAGGTGAACAGTGGGAGGGTTGGAGTTATAAGCTTCCATCGCCCTGTCGTATAAAGCCCCATATTGCAGGGCTAATTCGCTAGCGATGAAGAACAATCTTTCCCGCTGTGCGGGCAGTGTCCTCATGGCTGATTGCTCATGCTCCCCAACGCCGATAGCTTCCAGCACTAACGCCTTAATGTCGGAAAAGAATTCTTCTTGATTCATGTCGGCCTCCTGATACTCAGCCTATTACAAAACAACCCAGCATGAACGCCCCGAGCAGTGCCATACATACACCGCCCAGTAGTATCTCGGCCAGTGTAGGCTCAGTAACATCATCATCATCATTGCGTATTGTTCGCTTCATAGCTTTCTCCACAATAAAATAACAACCTGATACACACTTCTTGCAGTGTATATTAGGTTGGCATTTTTCAGACATAAAAAAGCCCCGGCCTGAGTTAACAAACCGGGGCAAACTTTATAAACAACCTTCTTGCTTGTCTTGTAGCAGGCGCCTTGTTAGGCGGCGTTAGCCAGTGCTGGCACGTCCACCGCTGGCACAGCCACCGTGTCGCTTGCTTTCGTACCTTCGCCCATTGCCGAGCGAACAGGTGACACGTCGATGAGGTCGCCTTCCACTTGGAAATTCAGGAAGGACAAGAGCATATCGACCGTCGCACGGTCAACAGTTTCATCAATCTTAGCACGCTTCTCGGCAGACATTGTGCCCTTCGCCATCTCGGCGCGGAGCTTGTTGTGTCGCTCCAGTACCTTGAGCAAGTCACCCTTCAGGCTCACGGGCTGGAAGGTATTGGGCGGAGTCATGGTGTACCAAGGCTTAGCCCGACCCGCTTCCATGTTCGCTTCGATGTGCGCCTTGCCAGTCCAGCCCGACACTTTGCCAGCGTCAAGGTCGAAAGTGAGGCCGCCGAATTTCTCCAGCCACATGCGGCATGACTTGCCGTTACCATCGTTTAAACCGGCCAGCAGACGGTCGGCGCTTGTGTAGTCGCCATGATGGAAGGCATGCACAATAATGGCGACAAGTGCCTTCTGGATGCCTTCACGGCCACGATGATAACCTTTCAAGGCGGAGTCAATCGCCATATGTAGGCGTTTGGTAGCCTCAGCGGCAGACACCTTGACCGTGCCCAGTTTCTTTGCCTTGACGGGTGTTGCAGTAGTTTCTTTCTTCATGTTCGTCACTCCTAATAGTTGACCGGGCAAAATTGCCCCATGATACATGATGTATCAGTATGCCCCCTGATGGGTATCAAGAGGCATAATGATAGAGCATGTTACTACTTGAACATACCCTGCCCGAGTGCATTGGTACGATGGCCCTTAGCTCGGGCCGATGGAGTACGTGATCCCCGCGTTACTTTGTGAACATCCTTGGGAGGATGGAAGGTGGCCTCAATTTCGGCCCATTGTTGTCTAACCTTCTTACGCTTCACCCTTCTTTCATGCCTTGGATTAGTCATTGTTTCGGCCCCCTTTGGCCTCATCAGTGTGGCAAGGATTCGCCACATACAATTGCACCCCAAGGGGCACGATTAGTCGGGGGAAGCCCCTTTCATGGCACCTAGCAGCGTTATGCTAGGCCGTAAGCACCCAATGTGCCCCCGTTTTGAGTCCCGTCTAATCGGACTCCCACTCAGGACGAAGTACACCGGCATTCCTTACCGTCACCTCCGCCAATGCCGACCGTGTTGATCTACCTCGCAAGGGGGGCATTGTCAGTGCCCCGGCCCCTTGCCCATCTGGTCACCCCCTTACTACAGGGCCGGCTCTTGCCCCCCATCTGGGGAACTGCCGACTATTCCTAGGCGCATTGCCTAGGGGGTGCCGTTTCTGGTCACGGATTGGTCATGCTGTCTGTTTGTATGCCGGCCCCTTTCGAGCCGTTCCGTCTAGGTCGTGGACTTTGCTTCACCTAGTGGGCAATCCTGCCCCCCGCAATCGTGGCACTCCTTGCCACCTCACTGTCCCTGTGCAATCCGGGACACCTAGAACAATGCAGACACCGTGCCAGTTTTTGCCAACATTGCGTAAGTTGTTGATTATACAGGGAAAAGAATTTTACTACTGTATGTCCGTACAGCGGAAAGCATAGGCCAGAAAGTGTTACTTTGTTACCTTAAGTAGCATAGGAGTGTTACCGGCAGTAACACAGTAACACTTCCTTGATTATTCAGGGGAAAATTATCGTGCTGCGATAATAAGTGTTATGCTGTAACACATTCCCCCCCCTATCACACTAGCCCACAACCCGTCAATGCTGTAAATTTATACAGGGAAGTCTTTCTTCCTTAACCTCCCATCACGTCATGCGAATAGCATAGACTGGACCGAAGGTCAATACTGTAAATTCATCCAGTAGTCCTCCTTCATCATAGGGGGAGGCAGGAGGCCACGGGGGGCAGGTGGGGGATATACTAACCCCCGCTCTATTTTTGGGTATTACAACCCGTCAACTTTGGGGCATTATGGGCTGCATAAAAATATATTTTCATTTTTCTCATTTTTCACGTAACAAAATGCTCTTTTTTTTGGTATATACTATTATATATATAATATATAAATAAGCTTCCAGCCAATAATGATAATGATGAATAATAATAAACAATAATGAACAATGGCGATTAATAATTATTCCTTGGGGTGTTTACATCAGTATGCATGTATAATGCTAGTGCTTTGCCTAGCCCCCTAATCTAGTATTAATATAATATTACTAAGGTGTGTATGAGCAAGGGTAGTAGACGAAGACCAATACAAATTAGTGCAGAAGAAGAACAACGAAGATGGCTATTGGCCTTCCCCCCTAAGCTTAAGGAGAAAGAAGAAGATGACAGGATACATGCCAACCACCTCTCCGAGGGAAAGGCCCCTGACAGAGATGCAGGAGAAGATGCTTAGTCTCATTGAAGAGTATGATGGAGACTTGGTAGCTGCAGCTAGAGCTGCTGGTTATAAGCAGCCTTACAGAGCTGTTAAAGATTTGCGTAAAGAAATCATTGATGTTGCTGATAGCATTCTTGCTGGCAACTCTGTCAACGCAGCTCTGAGAGTTGTGGGCATTATGCAGAATAGTGGAGCAGTGCCAGGAGCTGATGCTAAGCTTAAAGCTGCTGCAATTATACTTGACCGTACCAACCCCAAGACAGAAAAACTAGACATCAGCCACGAAGGCAAGGGTGGCATCTTCATTCTCCCAGAGAAAACATCATAGGGCTAGATAATGGAAAAGAGAACAATTATATGTGCTGCACTCTCAGATGATGCAGACGGTTTTGCGCAGACACAGACGCCTGGTGCTGCTGGTAACTTGACGCTTAATGGTGCTTTGGTTTCTGGTGGTGTGGGTGTGGCAGCTGCTGGTCAGTTGGTTACAATTACGTCGGCTGGCAATGACTCAGCCAAGACCTTCACAGTGACGGGGCTTGACCCCGACGGCACGTCCATCACTGAAACCATCACTGGCGCTAATGCCACCACAGCTACAGGCACTAAGTACTTCAAGAGCGTGTCTCAAATCGCTGTTAGTGCAGCCACAGCAGGTGCTGTCACGGCTGGTGTTCTCAAGGCAAGTGGTGGCATCTCCCCCACTCTGGAAGTAAGTGTAGGTGAGGACGGCTCAGACTACAACCCTGCCTTGTTCACCGACATTGGCTCTGGCACGTACACAGTTGAGATGACCCCTGATGTGGCCACAGAGACTTACGACTCTGGCTACACCAACTCTGCTAGTTGGATTGCCATTACGGAGTTCTCCGCCAAGACTGCTGACGTAGCTGCCCTCCTCACCATCCCGTGCCACGGGCTGAGGATGAAGGTGACTACGCACACTTCTGGCACTTTTAAAGCCACACTAATCACCCGGTAAATACGAATGGAAGGTTATATCAAGGCCACCCCTAGACTTAAGTGGGGGTATGAACTTGCACCAGATGCAGAGGGAATGGCTAGGCCTATCAAGGCTGATGCAGAGGCCTTGGACCTTGTCGTTAATGCCATAATGAATAAGGCCATGTCTCTCCAAGAGGGAGTGGATTACATCGTCTCTGCCACAGGTAAGAGCCTTAGCAGAGAAGGTTTGAGAAAGATTGTTGCAGAGAAAGCAGCTCCATTGAAGCCTGCACCTGCAGCCCCAGATTGGGAGACAAATCCAGACGGTTACATGCGTAACGAGGATGGCTCCTTTGTCCTTAAGAAGGACGGTACGCCCATGCGTAAGCGTGGGAAGATGGCAGGGTATAACTACCACTCTAAGACTAAAGTCAAGATGGCAGTTAGGAAGAGCATCTCCGATAAGAAGAAGAAAGTTGCCAGGCTACAAGCCAAGGTTGACAAGGAGAGGCATGCCCTTAACCAAAAGAAAGAGGTTGCGCAGAGACTGGATGCGGCTGATGGCGTTGCCAACAACAAGCCAGCCATCATCACTGAACAACAGCTTTCTTCTCTTCCGCCCACTGCTCAGCACGACATTGAGAGTGGTAATGCTACTATAGCATTCAGGCCCCACCCAGGGCCACAGACAGACTTCCTTGCAGCTAGTGAGAAGGACGTCCTGTACGGCGGAGCAGCCGGAGGTAAAGATGAGTCTTTCTATCGCCTCCTTTCAACGTAAGTTGTCAAAATAAAATTCGTGAATTGCTGGAAACTACTTACCCTATAGGTCACTACAACGTAGCTGGAAACGGCAAGCGTGAATGTTCGAAAAGACCCGTAGTTGTACAATCAGCAGCCAAGCGCCCTTAGCGGGTGAAGGTTCAGAGGCCATCCCGAAAGGGAGTAGGGGGAAGAAATTCTCTCGAAGCGCGAATCCCCACAACCAAGTGGGTGAAGATATGGTCCACAGCATATTGTCCGGCTTAAGCCGAAGTACCTTAACTGAGTAGAAACTATGTCCTACACATTATACAAGTGTACCTCCCCAAGTGGTCGTACATACATTGGTATCACCAACGATTTCAAGAGACGTCTCAAAGAACACGGAAGCAGCCAATATGCTTTTGGGCACGCGCTGCGTAAATACGGGAAGCACAACTTCACGTATGAGTTTGAGGAGTTTGATAGTTTGGAAGAAGCCCTGTTGAGGGAGGCCGAACTAGTTAACCCAGAGACCATAGCTTCTAGGAAGCTATATAACGAAACTGTTGGTGGGGTGCTTTCCAATGTTCTTTCATTGGACAACCCAATGCACAGGGAAGGTGTGGCTGAAAACCACCCCAATCTTTGGAGCACTGAAAACAACCCAATGAACAACCCCGAATCCAGACAAAAGATGATTGAGTCACAGGCCAGAAAGCCAGTCTCGATTGATGGGGTGAGGTATGAAGGTGTTAGGGAGGCCGCCAGACAAATAGGGATTTCCAGGCAACTGGTAGTCTACAGGCTTAGGGCTCGTAGTTTTGAAACGTGGTACTATCTCTGACAATATGCTGGGGGTAAAAGTTATGCAATGCTCGTCGACCCGCTCAGGTATGTGCATGAAAAGGAGCACCGGTTTCTCATCCTTCGTAAGACGTTGGGTGAGCTAGACGAACTTATAGATAAGTCAAGGGAACTATACCCACTAGCATTCCCTGGTGCTGAATACAAAGAAAGCAAGAAGACATGGATATTTCCTAGTGGATGTAAGGGATACTTCGGCTACCTTGAAAAGGACAGCGACGTATACCAATACCAAGGTAAAGCATATTCATGGATAGGGTTTGACGAGATTACACACTTGGTAACAAGCTTTGCTTGGGACTACTTGAGGTCAAGACTTCGTACAACAAACCCACGAATAAAGACTTACATGCGTTGCACTTCCAACCCCGGTGGCCCCGGCCATGCATGGGTGAAGAAGAGGTATGTAGACCCTGCCCCATACGGGCAGACGTTTGTAGGAGAGGATGGGGTGAGCAGGAAGTTCATCCCCGCTAAGCTGTCAGACAACCCAACCCTCGCCTCAGACGGCGAGTACGAACGCATGCTGAAGTCTATGGACCCAGTGCAGCGTAAGAGGTTGCTGGAGGGCGACTGGGACATCATTGAAGGCGCTGCCTTCCCTGAGTTCATCCCCCACCTACACGTCATACAGCCCTTCGAAATACCTGTGCATTGGGAACGTACCAAGGCAATTGACTATGGCTATAGAGCCCCGTCATGTTGCTTGTGGGCAGCCGTAGACCCAGAGGATGGTACCATCATCTTCTACCGTGAGCTCTACGAGAAGGGGCTCACAGGACAGGGCCTAGCAAGGGCTATACACGACGCAGAGTCACAAGAGATGCGAGAGATAATGGGTGTGCTGGACGGGGCCTCATGGAACCAGACAGGCACCACAGGCCCTACCGTAGGCGAGGAGCTGCTAAGAGCAGGTCACAAGCTACGAAGAGCAGACAAGAATAGGAAAGCCGGTAAGATACAGATACATGAAAGGCTGAAGATACGAGACAATGGCAAGCCCAAGATGCTCATCTTCTCCAACTGTGTCAACTGGATTAAGCAGCTGCAAGTAATACCACTTGATAAGAACGATAACGAAGATGTGGATACTACAGCAGAAGATCACGCATACGATGCTGGCAGGTACTTGCTTATGAGCAGGCCTCCAACAGAAGATGTATATAGTCGTATGGCCAGGTACAAGGCTGAGCGGCATGTCATTTATGATGAAGAGTTCGGGTATTGATATGGCGAATGCAAACTATCTGGCTGAGCCAGTACAGCCTGGAGCTGACGACCTAGAGCAGGAAGAAGTCTCCCGCCTAGTGGCTACGGTTAAAGACCGTTTCCAGTTAGCCTCCGTTGCTAGGCAGCCCCACGAAGATAGGATGGTAGAGGCATACCAGAACTACCGTGGGGTGTATGGCAAAGACGTTAGGTTTAGGAAGTCCGAGAAGTCTAGGGTGTTTGTCAAGGCCACTAAGACTAAGGTGTTGGCTGGCTACGGCCAGATTATTGACATCATCTTTGGTGGTAATGCATTCCCTATTGGCGTCCGTGAAACGGAAGTGCCAGAGGGTGCTGAAAAATACGCCCACTTGCCCGCACAAGGGCAGCCCTCTATGGTCGAAGACCTTGAGGAAGACGGAGCCGACATACCCTACAATGTCGGGTATGCAGGCGACGGCAAGGAACTGGCTGCTGGTACAACTTTTGGCGTAATTGCTAAGCTGTTTGGCAGCAAAAAGACCAAGAAAGAAGAGGTGCTTAAGCCCGGCCCGGCCCCTACGCCTGAGTCCATTCAGGTTAGCCCGGCAAAAGAAGCCGCTGAGAACATGCAGAAGCTCATACACGACCAGCTGGAAGAGTCTAGCAGCGTTAATGAGATAAGTAATGCAGTGTTTGAGCAGGTGTTGCTGGGCACTGGCATCATCAAAGGGCCCTTCACGTACACGAAGGCGCTCAACAAGTGGGAAAAAGACGAGGCAACTGGCAAGAGGGTGTACAAACCCATCTTCGTTAAGGTGCCTAGGCTTGAATTTGTCAGTGTTTGGGACGCATACCCTGACCCGAACGCCACTTGCAAGGAAGATTTGCTGTGGTTTATCCACAGACACAGGATGAACGCTAGTCAAATGCGTAATTTGTCTAGCATGCCGCTGTTTGACACAGAGGCAATTGCTACTTGCATCAAAAATGGACCCAACTACACCAAACAATCCTACGAGAACAGCATCCACTCCTCCAAAGAAGAAGGTAGTGGCAAGGATTTCTCTGATAGGTATGAGGTTTATGAGTATTGGGGCGTCATGGGCGCTGAAGAGGCTGCAGAAGTTGGCCTTAAGCTGCCCGATACAGGCAACAAGCTCGGTGAAATACAGATAAATGCATGGGTGTGTGGCGATCAGCTGCTGAGGGTGGTGGTAAATCCCTTCACACCAGCCCGTATCCCCTACCACATCTTCAATTACGAGAAAAACCCCTACAGTATCTTCGGAATTGGTGTGCCTGAGAACATGGCAGACAGTCAGAAGGTGATGAACGGGCATGCAAGGATGGCAATTGACAACTTGGCCCTAGCGGGTGGGTTGGTTTTTGATGTAGACGAGACAGCGCTGGTTGCTGGACAGGATATGGAGATTTACAACGGTAAAATCTTCAGACGACACGCCGGTCAGCCAGGACAAGCAGTGTATGCCCTTAAGTTCCCCAACACAGCCAACGAGAACATGATGATGTTCGATAAGTTCAGGCAATTGGCGGACGAATCTACGGGCCTGCCAAGTTATAGCCACGGACAGACGGGTGTACAAAGCATGACTCGTACAGCTTCTGGTATGTCCATGCTTCTTGGCGCTGCTAGCCTTAACATCAAGACTGTCATCAGCAATTTGGACAATCAGTTGTTCCGTCCGCTTGGACAAGACTTCTTCTTCTGGAATATGCAATACAACGAAGGAGAGTTGCCTATTGAAGGCGACCTTGAAGTCAGGGCAATGGGTACATCTAGCCTTATGCAGAAGGAAGTGAGGAGTCAACGACTAATCATGTTCCTGCAGACAGCGATGAGCCTACCCCCAATTGCTCCATACGTACGGGCACAAACAATTATCAAAGAACTTGCCAAGTCCCTTGACCTCGACCCAGAAGAAGTATTGAATTCTCCTGAAGAGGCTCAGTTGGCAGCCGCAATCATAGGGGTACAACGTGGACAAGCAGTTGGCGAAGAGACTGGTGCCGCTGGTCAAGGACCAGGCGCTATGGGGGGCCTTCCTGGAATGGGTGCGGGAGCTCCAAACCCAGGCACAACAGGAACTGGAAACGGGAATATCGGAACAGGGGCTGTACCGCAGCCAGGGGAAGATGAATTCTCTACGAACGCTGGAGTCTCTGCCTAAGATAGTTGCCCAGAAAATTAAAGAAGAGGTGGAGTATGATTGAACAGCCGTTGCTTAGCGATGCTCAAGTAGAGCAAGACGTAGTGGCTGACCTCATCTCCTCCTCTCTACAACCACAACAGATACAACACCTACAATCGGCCCTACAAGCAGACCCAGTGCTCTCCGAAATACTGGACACTCTGCTTGTAAGGGCTACAGAATTTGCTGGCGATGGTGCGGTTGAAGGGCCCGGTGATGGGCAGTCAGACCAGATACCTGCAAGATTGTCAGACGGAGAATTTGTGTTCTCTGCCAAGGCCACACAGGCCATAGGCGCGGATGTCCTCCAAAAACTGATGGAGGAAGCCGAGGCTTCGGTAGATGCTTCACAGCCACAGCAAGTAGCCCCTCGTGTTGCTGACACACCACAGGCCACCTCCTTGCTGGAACGAACCGCTTAACCTAGTTAAGTAAAACAACCACTCTTAGGCTACCTTATACAACTTGCCAGCACCTAGTGCTGCCACCAAGTATGACATAAGCCCAGCGGAGAAACTAATGACTACCACAGATAATGATTTTGAAGGTTCAAACGTATATAACCAGAACAAGCCTTGGCATCAAAACAATCCAACCGTAGAGGTGGACAATGCCAACACTTTGTTCGTGCCTAAGAAGACACAAAAGCCGCAGGCTACTAAAGTCGAAAGTACAGAAGACGACAATGCTGCAGCTGGTGCCACGGGCACAGTACATGATTATGAAAAGCGATGGAAAGATTTAAAAGCACATCACGACAAGACGGTTAGAGAACTACGAGAGCAGCTCGGAACTACGAAGTCTGGCGAGGGGTCCAACATCCCAACCAATCCGCCTAAGACAAAGGAAGAGCTGGAACAACTCAGGAAGAAAGACCCCGCTGCCTTTGAGGCAATGAAGTCAATCGCTCAACTTATTGTGTCCGAAGAAACTAGCGAAGTGAAAACTAAGCTTAGTGAGATTGAGGCACGTGAGTTGAAGATCGCCAAACAACAGGCGCTCGCTGAGATCGTAGTAGCCCACCCTGATTTCGAGGACCTCCGCAATGACGATAACTTCCATATGTGGGCGGAGTCGCAACCTAAACGAGTTCAAGAGTGGATATACAACAACCCGACAGACAGTGGTGCAGCTATAGATGCCATCAACCTTTATAAGCTGAGCCTTCAGAAAACAAAGTCTAAGGAGTCGTCTTCTGAAAAAGCCCCTGCCCGCAACCAACCAGATGGTGCCGATAGCCTAGTGTCTGTTAAGACAGCTGGCGCTAACGCCCCCGGAAAAGAAAAGGTTTGGTCTCGTGCAGAAATTAAGAGACTCTCGATGGACGAGTATGACAGGTACGAAAAAGAAATCGACGCTGCTATTCGTGAAGGGAGGGTTATTTAACAATTCATAAGGAAATAAAGAATGGCTCATTTTCAAGAAGGTAGTTCACCTACGCTGTCGAACTTTGATACTGGCGTTGCAGGCCAGACCAATGCGTTCTTCCTGCCGGAAGTGTACTCCAAGAAGATTCAAAACTTCTTCCGTAAGGCCTCTGTTGTAGAGGCCATAACGAACACAGACTACACTGGTGAAATCAGTGCATTCGGTGACAGCGTAAAATATTGCGCTGTATAAACTCTGTGAATTGCTGGAATCCCCTAACGTAGAGTCGAGGGCAATCAGCAGCTAAGCCCAGAAATGGGAAAGTTCAACGACTAGGAAGTAATTTAATTTCTCAAGGCCAAGAGCCACTAGGAGATGTTGTGAAGAAGGACAAAAAAGGTTTGTTGCTGGCCCTCTGTTTAGGAGATGGCCACCTCAGGATAAGTAAGAACGGAAATGGCGCCCCAAATAAAACCACTGGCCAGCTGGCCCTCCTGCACTCAACCGCGCAGAGGGAGTATATGGAGTGGAAGGTAGACAGACTGCACAAAGCAGTTGGGGGAAAGAGGCCTAATGTAATAGTCCGTAAGACTTTCAATAAGACAAATGGTAAAACCTACGAAAGATGCGAAGCCACTAAGTGCCATAAGTACTTTAGGGTGTTGCACAAATGGTTATACCCAAAAGGGGTGAAGGTTATAAGCAGGAAGCTTATGGACTACCTCACGCCAGAAGGCATAGCAATTTGGGTTATGGATGACGGGGGTATTAAGAAATACACCTCTGTTAAGACTGGTAAGGTAAGTTGTTGCCAGTTTTATTTAGCCACCTACGTAGATTACGACAATGCTGTTGAAATCCAAAAATACTTTTCTGAGGTTTGGGGGATAGAGTTCAAACTATCTCAAGACAAATCTGGTAAATGGCGGCACTACTGTAACACCACAGAAACTAAGAAGCTGTGTGATCTTATAAGGCCGTATGTCATTCCAAGCATGGAGTATAAATTACTACCCACGAGCGCAGAGCCCGTATTAATACGGGATGATATAGTCTGAACACGTATGAGAGTACGTGAAGTACGGGATAAAGAGCCCGTACGATAACATAATTGAAATATAATCAAAGAACCGACCATCACCACTTACGCATACACCCGAGGCGCGGACGTAACCCAGTCCAAGCTGACGGATGCCGAGCTGGTGCTGGTAGTTGACCAAGCTCGTGCGTTTAAGTTCATCGTCGATGACATTGAAAAGAAAATGTCTCACGTTAACTTCTCCGCAGTGGCTACGTCTTCTGCAGCCTACGCCCTGAAAGACAACATGGACTCAGCGATCCTGACGTACATGAGTGCAAACGCTTCCACAACTGGCCCTGACATGGTGGTTGGTGCGGACGATGCAACTGCAGGCACGCTGGCTGATCTGGACGGTGGCGCAACAGAAGCTGTTCTGGTTGGTTTCGGTACTGGCAAGTCTGACCCCGTAGACGTACTGGCACGTGCAGCTCGACTGCTCGACGACCAGAACGTACCGGAAGAAGGCCGCTGGTTCGTAGCCTCCCCGTTGTTCTACGAGGTGTTGTCAGAGTCTTCCAGCAAGCTGTTGTCCGTGGACTACAATGCTGGCCAAGGCTCTATCCGCAATGGCCTGGTGTCTAGTGGCTTGCTGCGTGGCTTTGTCATGTACAAGTCTAACAACATGCCGACCGGCACCAATGCCAAGATTGCGTTGGCTGGCCACATCTCTGCCGTAGCAACGGCCCAGACGCTGCTCTCAGTGGAAACACTGAGAGACCCGGAATCTTTTGGCGACATCGTACGAGGCCTGCATGTGTATGGCCGTAAGGTGCTGAGGCCTGAGTCTCTAGTGAAAATCTTCTGGAACACAACTACAGACGCGTAATAGTCTGTGACGAAGGGGGCCCAGTGCCCCCTTCTTTTCCTCTTCAAGGGCGGTTATGAGCACAACATACCTACAAGCAGTTAACGACATATTGACAGAAACAAATGAAGTGCAGCTCACAACCACTACATTCCCGAATGCTGTAGGTGTGCAGGCCTTCGTTAAGAACGCTGTCAATAGGGCATACCTTGAGATATGCTCACACAATAAAGAGTGGCCCTTCTTGGCCGCAGCAGAGGGTAATGCTAACGACCCCTTTGCTGGCAACCTCTACAGAGAAGTTAGTGAAGGTGTTCGCTGGACCCTGCTTAAGACAGGAAGCACTAGCGTTGCCACAGATTACGGTAAGGTGGATTGGGACAGCTTCTTCATTACAACTGAGGGAGTGTCTGGTGCCACTGAGCCATACGAATACAGGAACTTGCCGTTCGTAACTTTCGACGATTGGGTGAATAGGTTTAGGGAACAAGAAGCTGCTGACGCAGGCGGTGAACAGAACTATGGCGAGCCCAAGAGGGTGATAGTCAGCCAAGACGGCAGGTACTTCGGACTGTCCCCCATTCCTGACAAAACGTATAGGGTGTATTTCACTGCATGGGTGAGGCCTACTAGGCTGGCTCTGCACGGGGACGTGCTCTTGATACCGGACGAATACACACACGTACTGTACGACAAGGCTAGGTACTACATGCACCAGTTCAAAGAGAACGAGATGCAGGCCAACTTGGCCAGAACTGATTATAAGCAAGGCGAAAAGAAAATGTCTATTGATCTGGCAGGCACGAACGTGGCCTACATGAGGGACGATAGAATTGGGGGCTGGTAATGGCAAGGTCACAACCTGTATACGCTTCCTGTAATGGGGGGCTGGCTCTAAACTCCAACAAGTTTGACTTGCTCAACTCTCCTGGTGTGGCCCTCAGACTTCGTAACTACGAAGTTAGCCAGCGTGGCGGGTATCGCAGGATTAACGGGTATGCAAAGCTTGGTGGTACATCAGCCACTAGGCCTGGCGGCGACAAGCCAATCCTTGGGGTGCATCCATACGCCTTAGGAGTGGTAGTTGTAGTAGATGATGACATCTATTACGGCGAAGATGGCATTACGTGGATTCAAATAAACAAGGACACCACACATAGTGGTGATGTTGCGGCAGACCTGCCAGCACTTACCACCCTTGCAAGGGCCTCCCAAGGGCCCGCACAGTTCGTTCTGGCCAAGGGTACTATAGACCATGCCACCAATCCGTATGGCACCCTAGAGATTGCCACAGGGCCTAATAAAATAGCCCACTTTCACATAGATGGCACAGGCTCTGGAAGACTCTTTACATATACGGAGATAAGCACACCAGCTGCTGGTAAGTGGATTGATGTTTGTGACAAACACCTGTGTGTCGTAGATACTACCAACGCACCTAACACAATCTACTACAGCAAGACCAATGACTTTGATGATTTTGCAGGCACAGGCTCTGGCAGCATAGTGCTCCCAGAAGCCATTACGGGTATTAAGACTTT